ATAATAGCGCTTGCTGGTGCAATTGCCAGTGACGTTAATAATAGAAAGTTCAAAGTTCTAAAGTGGGACCGCGATGAGAAAAGATACTACGATATAGAAATAGATTTGAGAGGATAATATGAATGAATTAATTAAACAGATGCAAGAAGATTCTAATTCTGTTCCTGAAGATAACATGGGTAAGATTGGTGCAGTTGCAACTGATATTGCGGATACCGAGCAAGAGATTTCAGAACTACAAGAACAATTACAAAAGAAAGTAGAATATGCGCGTAGACTTTCAGAAGAAGTTTTACCGAGTCTTTTTTCAGAAGTAGGATTATCAGAATTGAAATTAGCTGATGGCCGTAAAATAAAAGTTTCCGAGACATACACTGCTACTCCTTTAAAAGAGAATAGAGGTAAAGTATGGTCTTGGTTAAGAGACAATGGATTTGGGGATTTAGTAAAGAACCAAGTCACTTGTAGCTTTGGAAGAAATGAAGATGAGAAAGCTAGTAGTATTAGAGCCTCCCTTGATAAGGAAGGAATTGATACTACACAACGCGAGTGGGTCGAGTCTTCCACCCTTCGCGCATTCGTCCGTGAGCAATACGAAGCAGGTGTAGAACTTCCTATGGATCTTCTAGGCGCTAGAATTATTCACAAAACAACAATTAAATCTTAAATAGGTAAACAATAATGATTAAAGAAGTAAAAATTAAAGAGACTACATTAGATCTCGCGGTTCTCGCAGAGGATTCTAAGTCAATGAGTGGATTTGGAAAGCTTAATCTAGCAAGGGATACAGCTATCCCTTACATTAGCATTTTGCAAACAACAAGCCCACAAATTAACCCTTCTAAAGCTGAACATATTGAATCAGCAAAAGCAGGACAACTGTTTAACACAGTTACACAGGAAACTTTTGATAAACTAAAGGTTATCCCTGTTTTCTACCATCTCAAATACGTAGAGTGGAAACCTAGAGAGCAAGGTGGCGGGTTTATTAATTCTCATGATGCCGATAGTGGTATTATTGGACAAACCAAACGTGATCCTATGAACGGAAAAATGACATTACCTAATGGTAATCATATCGTTCAAACAGCCTATCATTATGTTTTAATGTTAGATGCTGATGGTGGTTACCAAAATGCTGTGATTAGCATGTCTTCAAGTCAGCTTAAAAAGAGCAGACGTTGGAACAGCTTAATGCTTTCACAAAAACTTAAGGGACCGTCTGGGATGTTTACTCCTCCTACATATGCAATGACTTATTCACTATCTTCTGTAGGTGAGTCTAATGACAGAGGTAGTTGGTTTGGATTTTCAATTGAGAAAGGTGACCAAGTAACTGATGCTTCTATATATGGCGAAAGTAAAGTTTTCGCTCAATCCGCTGCTAGTGGATCTGTAGATGCTAAACCAGCTGCTCCACAAATCACAACTGAAGAAAAACCTAAAGCAGTCAACGAAGAATCATTACCGTTTTAATTTAACCATTAATTAAACCTGGAGGGTTCGTGAACATTGATAAATTTAAATCTATATTTGAAGGTTTAGATGTGGCCTATGGTCAGCACCAGCCTAGCGGCTCGCGTGCTGACGGTAAGCAGCAGGGAAAATCTTATATTGTTAGGCAGGAGGTTACAGATGAATTATGGCAAAAACATTTGGAGGGTGAGGGTCCGTCTCTTGGTATTATTCCTATTAGGGCTGATAATACTACTAAGTGGGGATGTATTGATGTGGATAGTTATCCTTTGGATCATGTTATTTTACTCAAAAAAATAAGAAAATTAAATTTACCTTTAGTATATTGTAAATCTAAAAGTGGGGGCGCCCATTTATTTTTATTTACTAAAAAGACTATGGCTTCTAAACTAGTGAGGAGCAAGTTATCTTTGATGGCAGCTACTATTGGTCAGTCAACAGCAGAAATATTTCCAAAGCAATCTAGTATATCTTTAGAGAAAGGAGATTTAGGAAACTTTTTAAATCTTCCTTATTATCATGCAAACAAGTCAGTTCGTTACGCTCTAAAAGATAATGCTACTACCGCTAGTTTAGAAGAGTTCTATGAGTTATATGAAAAGCACGTAATAGAAGATTTAGATAAAATAGGGTTAAAGCAAGCAGAAATAGTAAAGGATGGCCCTCCTTGTTTGCAGGCGTTGTGTGAGCAAGGTTTCCCAGCCGGAACAAGAAATAATGGGCTGTTTAATATTGGAGTTTATACAAAGAAATTTGATCCAGATAATTGGGAAAAACTACTAGAGGAATACAATCAAAAATATATGAAACCTCCTCTAGATCATAAAGAAGTTTCTGTAGTAGTTAATAGTTTAGGAAAAAGCTACCAGTACAAATGTAAAGATCAACCAATTAATTCTTTTTGTAATGTTAGTTTATGCAAGACAAGAAAACACGGTGTTGGCGCAGAAAATGTATCCCAGCAACTAGGTGCTTTATCTAAGTTAGAAACAGAGCCACCAATATGGTTTTTAGAGATACCCACAGATGATGATGAGGATGATCTTAAAATACAGTTAACAACTGAGGAATTACAAATACAAACAAAATTTCAAAAGAGGGTTATGGATGTTTTAACCATGATGCCTCCTCTGATGAAGGCGTCCGATTGGCAGCAGCTGGTTAATAGTAAGATGAATAAAGCTCTTAAGATTCCAGTGTCAAACGACGGTTCTGTGTCCGGTCAATTTTTAGCTCACCTCCAGGAGTTTTGTACTGATCGGGCGCAGGCGCATAAGAAGGAAGAAATGCTGTTGCGACAACCGTATAGTGAAGAGGGTATAACTTATTTTAGACTGCAAGATTTACACTCTTATCTAATAAGAAATAAATTTACTCATTATAGTAATACTGGACAGATTATTGCTGAGCTACAAAAGATAGATGGTAAGCATAAATTTTGGAAGCTAAAAGGAAAAGGTGTCAACACTTGGGGTGTGCCATCTTTTGATGAACAAGACTCAGAGCATGAGGTTAGGAAACAAGATGTTGTACCATTCTAAATCAAAAAGAAATGTAACTGACTTAAGATATGTGGAATCAGAAAAAGGATATTTTTATAATTTATGGGCCTCAATTAAATATGTCAGGAATGTTCCTTATAGTATTAAAAGCAGGGATCATCTTTTAGAACTGTGGAATAAACATAAAAAAGAGTATGGTCCTTGTTGTAGATATACTGGGGTTGAACTTACTACTAAACGTTCCACTGGTGAAGGTTGGAAAAAGAGTAGACCTACTAATTTATCCGTTGACCGTGTAGATCCTAGACTTCCTTATGAAGAAGGAAATATTGTCTTTTGCACATGGGAATTTAATAACAGAAAAAGTGGTGTCACACCTGATGATTGTAAACAAATACTGAAAGTATGGGAGGAGGAGCATCGTGCCAAAAGTTAATATAATACTAGGACCTCCAGGAACTGGTAAAACACATAATTTGTTAAACCTTGTAGAGAAAGAATTATCCAATGGAACACCTCCTGATAGAATTGCTTTTGTAAGCTTTACAACTAAGGCAACCAATGAAGCACGAGAAAGAGCTAAAATTAAGTTTAATTTAACAGATAAAGATCTTCCTTATTTTTGTACACTACATGCATTTGGTAAAAGGCAATCTGGATTTACGAAGGCAGAAATAATGGGGCCTGAAGACTATAAAGAGCTAGCCGTTAACTATGGTGTAAAATTAAAACAAATAGTACGTGATTGGGATGGTAATGGAATTATACAAACTGACAATAAATTTATTAGAGATATTAATAAAGCACGGATGCAGAGGGTAGAATTAAATGAATTTTATAACAAGAATAATTTAGATTATTCTTGGTACGAACTTCTACATACCTACAAATCTTTAGAGGATTATAAGCAAGGAAAGCATAAGTACGATTTTACGGATATGTTATCTCACTATTTAGCATTTGGTGAAGTACCTCAATTAGATGTAGTCATTGTCGATGAAGCACAAGATCTATCCCAACTACAGTGGAAGGTATGTGAGAAGATATGGAAAAATGCAAAGCGTGTATTTATTAGCGGGGATGATGACCAGGCTATTTTTAGGTGGGCAGGAGCTGATGTTGAGTATCTAATTAACATGGATGCTGAAATTAGTGTATTGGACCAATCTTATAGGTGTCCCGTTGAAGTACATAAAATAGCTTATGAAATTTCTAGTAGAATCAGGCAAAGACGAGAGAAGATATGGAAACCTCGTGAGGAAGAAGGGGTTGTAAGATTTCACGCTCATCCCACAAACGTTAATTTTAGAGAGGGAAACTGGTTGGTTATGGCTACATGTGGGTACATGCTAAAGGAAATAGAGGAGGATTTAAGACAACAAGGGTTACCTTATATTATTAAAGGTAAACATCCCGTTAATCCCACACTTATAAGAGCAGTTAATTCGTGGAATAAAATTCACGAGATGAAAAACATTTTTAGTAAAGATGTAATTTCTATGTATTCTTATCTTACAAGTGGTGGGGGAGTTAAGAAAGGATTTAAGTCTGGGAAAACTATAGAAGAAGATAAACCTTACGACTTAACTGAGTTAGTATTAAACCACGGTTTAAATGTATCTAATGTTCCTTGGGATGTTGCCTTTGAAAAGATAAGTGCGGAAGATAGATATTACATTATGTCATTAGAGAAGCACGGGGGACTAGTTAAGGATCCAAAGATTAATTTAAATACAGTGCATATATCAAAAGGAGGAGAATGTGATAATGTTATGTTGCTAACAGACTTATCCCGTTCCAATCAACAAGAAATGGAAAAGAATTCGGATGATACGAATAGAGTATTTTATGTAGGTGCTACTCGAGCAAAACAAAGTTTACATATTATTAACCCCCAGAGAGGAAGAGGATTTATTATATGAACAAAAGTGAAATTTTATTAAAAGCCGCTGAACTAGTTAATGGAGAAAGACAAAAAACCCACGGTGATATAAGAGAAAACCATGAACAAATAGCTGATTTTTGGAATACCTTATTAGATGTAAAGATTAGACCTGGATCATCAATTACAGCAGATGATGTAGCTACGATGATGGGGCTATTAAAAATATCTAGATCACAACAAGGAAATTTTAACCCGGATGATTATGTAGATGCCGCAGCCTACATAGCTATAGCAGGAGACTTAAAACATGGCATCTAATTTATTTAATGATGAAGTAAAAGCAGAATGGTTACACCCCACGGAGTTCCCTTCCATGAAAGGGAGGGAGGTTGTAGCGATTGATTTGGAGACATGTGATACTGAGTTAAAAAAAATGGGAGCTGG